TTTTTATCATTATGAAGCTGTGTCGTATTCCCAATCACCATTACCATCAAATTGACCTGAAAGCCTTCCAACGAAAGGCCCATGGAGCATAACATTTAACGGCAATTTCAAAACTGATAGTGCTGTAGGACTTCAACAGTTGCTTGGATTGCGTAGAAATCAGAGTCTTTGCCAAGTAAAATATGGTGGTGATACTGCTGGCGATCTGTATGTTATTGGTGAAGCTTACCTAAATCAGATTACATGGGACGGACCGTTAAATGCCGTGTCTACATTCTCAGGTCAATTTGATGGTAATGGTGATTGGGAATACGACACAGCTTCATAATGATAAAAAAGATCTATGAAATGGAAGTCGATGGTAAAACTGTCGGCTTCCGATTTAACATGCTTGCCTTCGCAAAGACTTGCGAATTAGAAGGGTGTGATTTAACTGAGTTGTACGTAAGGCTTGGGTTAGAGAAAGGGGAAAATACAAACCTAATATCACTTAATAATTTCTTCTTTGCAGCCGCAATTAATTATGCTGAAGGAAAGAATTTACCAATTGACTTTACAAAACAGGATGTAAGCGATTGGCTTGATATATACGGCATAGAGAAGTCAATGGAGATGATGACAGAGGCATTTAAATCGCCACAAATAAAAAACTAAGTGGCTCCGAAGACGGGGCCGGATCAGCAGTAACATTTGAGGACTTAACTATTTTATCAGTTTGCGAGTTTGGTTTAACGCTTTTTGAATTTTGCGAAATGTCATTCTATGAATGGGTATTGCAATTTGAAAAGCATAGAAGAAAGAATGAGTTCGTAAAAATTGAATTTGAATCAAGATGGCTACATACAAGGGAAATAATAGCTGCGCTTTTCAATGTAAATAGAGATCAAAAGTTAAGACCAGAACCATATACAGGTAGAGAGATAATGCCGCTTTCTATTGATGGCGATGAAAGCAAAAAAGAGATTGATATAGCTCAGGTAGAGAAGGAAAATGCGGAGTACTTCAAAAAGCTAAAAACTAATTTAGGAACCAAGTTTAAAAAAGATGGCAACAAATAGTGTATTAGCATCGATGGCCGTTAAGATCTCCGCTAATACAGCGCAGTTCAACGCTGCATTAAAAGACACTAATAATAAGCTTGATTCATTTTCAAAAGGCATTAAAAATATTGCCGGATCAATAGGTATTGCATTCGGAGCGAGAGAGGTATTTAATGGGCTACAATACGGTATTGGTGTAATAGCAGACTTTGAACATCAAATGTCTGAAGTTAAAGCTATCACAGGAGCAACAGGGAAGGAATTTGAAGCCCTTAGAAGTAACGCTTTACAGCTTGGTTCAGCTACTAAATTTTCAGCAAAAGAAGTAGGAGGGCTGCAAGTAGCTTTTATCAATCTATTTGCCTCACTTCCGTGAACTCTTATTATTTGCCCTATAGGAAAAGTCCGAACGGCATTAGTGTAAGCCTTCAAAATCCTCAATCTCATAATCTCATACATCACACTCAAAACTTAGTACCCTGGCATAAAGCATATCCCCGCTATCAATTTGTACTGCTTCATCCTTTGCGGTAACAAATCGTATCTCCTTAAAAACAACTCCATCGCTCGTGCCTTCGTAGTTACTTAAAAGATCTGTTATAGAGTCATCAATCTCATTAACTAACTGGTATGTTTTTGCGTAACACCAAACATTAAATGAGTATGTAAAATCAGTAGGCTTTTCTCCTTTGCAATACTCAGGCGCACGTCCTGTAATCCTTAATATAACATACGGATGTTGCTCAGGCTGTGGGCAAACTACAGGATAAACTTTCCACTTATTATCCTCCTTGTTTTTACCTACAAGACTTTTAACAGTTGCATCATTTACCAACAATTGAATAACCCCGTTTATCATACTAACTTCCCCCCTCCACTTTTAATAGTCCTTTTCATGAACTGAAATAATTTACTGCCCAATGCATCATTTATTCGACTTAAAACTAAATCTTTAGTTGCTGAAAATGCAGGCTCCATAAACTTCTGCACCGGCATTATACCTCTGTTTGCTCCTTTTGCATTTTTGCGCTGTACAGTTCCTCTTTCAACCATGTGAGCGTGCGATCCTCCAAATCTTCCTCTACGCGGCCCTGCATTAACTTCACCTATCTCTGACGACTTCTTTAAAGAAAGCTTTACAACTCCAATAGAATCAACCAGACGGCCTGTTGGCCCTTCAGGTGCAAGTAACTTGGCTCGCTCTACCAATGGCTTTGCAGCCTCAGCGTTTGCGGCCTGCACTATGCGGTGGTTAAGCTGTGCTGGCAATCCTGCCAGAACTTTTTGAACCTCCTTTAAGCCGTCAACTTCTACGTCCATGTTTCAGTATCTACAATAGTGCAAACAACATCTATATACATCCCACGGCTGGCTTCATTCGGTGTTATCGAAAGAATGTTATACATCCGGGTATTAAATACAACTCTAAAATCAATCTCTGTTACATCATCTCGATAATCACAAGTAAATGTTGTTACCTGAGCATAATTAATCCGATCAGCTATAACTACCTCTGTGCCCTTACTTTGTCTCATCCGCGCCCAAACGATAGGATTTACTGGAACTGCTTGCCATGATATTTCCTTATCTTCATTGAATGAGTTAGTACCTATCACCTTTTTCACAAAAGTGATTTTCCTATCCATCTCACCGCGCCTCATTCTATTCTGCAACATATTCCACTGGGTTACCTTTTGATTTAAAATGATCCCACGGCCATATATTCACTTCGCTTTTAAAATCCCATGCCATTTGACCATGATATTGCACGAATTCTGGGAAGTGATTTTGATTGCTTATCAAATTATCCATCATGGTATCGTCCAAACATTTATTTAGATCTGGCAGATATAAATAACCTTGATGTTTAAAAGCATTTTCAACTACATCTCTGCGAATCATCTTTCCTATTCCTAAACATGAAATTGGATAAGTAACATCACGCGCTTCTGTCGTTCCGAACTTAACGTAAGTGACTCTATTAATGCCAAAGAACGCTTTGCCAAAATATGGCTCATAAACTTCGTCTATCAACTTCACATCAATCACGTCATCGGAATTCATCATCATTAAGTAATCCCAATCGTCAATTAATGACTCTTTGATGCCGTGGTTTATCTTCGATCCAAGTGGGTTATTATCCGACCACTCCCAATCAAATCCAAAATCCTCAACTATGTTTATGTAATACTCTTCACTGAGTACTACCATCACACTTATTTCATGCTTTGATTTTTCTATCATTGTCACCAGTTTAGCAAAGCAAAAGTTTGTCACTTCTGGCCGCTTCCAAACAGGTATAACTATGCGTATTTTCAAAACTCGTATATTCTATAATCGTGCACTAAATCCAAAATGTAGTTCGGTATTCTCGTCACCGATCCAATCACAATATCTCCACGCTGTTCGTAGTAGTTCGTGATCAACAATTTAATAGCGTGTCTTATGTCTTCAGGTACATCCGTCATTTCATTTCCATATCCTGCGGTATATTCTATTGAAATAGCATCCGGATTACCGTAGTCTAATTCAGGATAGCAGGCATCATAACGTCTTTTAATGTATCCAGGATCATCGTTTATCACCACATGGTAATAATCAGCCTCAAGTAATGTTTGCTCTGCCTTATTAATATCTATGTACTTAACAGACTCAACACTTTGCAATGTTGGGTAAGGTAGTTTCATACATTCGTGCCAGCACTCAGAGTAAACTTTGAATTGAGTAGTTATAAACGTTCTTTTTAAATAACGCTCTAAACTTTTCCTTGCTACAGTAATCAGTCGAGTTACTTCTTCATCCTGACCTGATACACGTAAATGTGTATTGGCTTCTTCGAGCGTTATAGGCTCAATTGCAGGAGGTGTTGTAACTATTACCCTGTGTAGCACTTACTTTTTTGGTTTCGCTGTGTTAGGCTTTGCTAATCCTGCCCGAATGAGGGCTTCCGCTTCCTCATCAGGCAGGTTAACAAGTTTTTTATTAATAATGACCAACAACTTATTAAGTAGTTGACACTTTCAGGTATTTCACTGGGTTAGTTCCAGCATTCAGAAGGTCACCGTCTACACGGAAGAACACCACGAAAGCAACTTGATCCAATTCACCGTAACGCTCATTCAAGCGAACGATTCTCATGTCACGTACTTGACGGATGATGTATTTCTTCAAGTCACCGAAGATAGCACAAGCATCGTTGTCGTTGTCCGTACCATTTCCGCTAAAGAAGATAGGCATATCCTGGTTGATGTGGTATTTGTAACCCATCAAAGTGGCCGGAGCGCCATCTGCCATAAGCATAGGGTTCCAGATAGGAAGGTTTTGGCTATCCTTTATTTTCTTAGCTTGGCTCAGTACTGAATCATGGAACATGAATGCAGTACCAGCAGCTTTACGGTACAAAGGATCTACGCTATGCTCTAAGTTTACGAAATCATCGTAAGCTAAAGCTGTGTCGTTAGATGTTGAAGCACCATAAGACAAGTTAGTAGAGTGAATAATACCGTGAGGCTTAGAAGAACCATCAGCAATTTTGAAGGCTTCGGTTGTACCTCTCCAAATACGCTCACCCAACATTGAAACCAATTCAGAACCAAGGTCGAAAGCTGAATCTTGAATCAATTCAGAAGAAACTTGGATAAGACCGGAAGTATATTTGTAAGCCTCAAAAGGCTGTGTACCGAATGTTACAGCGGTAGCGGCAGAAGCAGCAGAACCACTTTCAGACAACAAATATGCTTTGTTGCTTGTGTCGTTGGTTGTTGGCCAATCCAAAACGTTACCTTTCTCGGTCTTAACAACTCGAGAAGATTCCCACATACCACCGTAAGCCTTCAAAGCCTTCTCAAGTTCGGCCTGGAAGCCTCTTGGGATAGTGTAACCACCGGCAGAGCTGGAAGTATCTTGTGTTGCACGTGTGCTGATACCAAGGTCCTTAAGTGCCTTCTGGATCATACCGTTATCGTCTTTTTCAGCTTGTGCCAAAGACATAATGCCCTTTAGTTCTTGAGGAACTTGGCCAGTCTTAAGGTAAGAACGCATTGCAAGTTCTTCAACCTTCGCGCGCTCATCGTTAGAAAGCTTATCCAATGACTTACCTTGTGGTACTTCAATGTTTTCGCCACCGTCTTCACTGACTTCACGCTCATTCATGCGTCTGATCTTGTCAGCTTGTGAAAGGAATCTCTCAGCATCTTTGTCAAGTGAATCGAATTCTTTTTCCTGATCAGGAGTAAGTTCTTGAGCAGAATTGTCAAGAATCTCCTTCATTCTGTGTTGGTTTTGCTTTGCTTTATAGCGAAGCTCTTTTTCTGTGATTGCCATTTTAAATTAGTTTTGTTTTTAACTCTTTTACTCTTTTCTCGAACTTCGATTTGCTGTTTACGGTTGGCAAATCATCACCGTTTCTTTCAGGTTCACCACGGATCTTACCGTTTACCAATTCCATCACTTGGCGAACACTCATATTTTCAATTTCCTCTAAACTCAATGTCTTAGGCAAAAATCTCTGTATGTACATCAATGCCCAGTCCTTCTGAACTTCTAAAGACCTACCAACGGCCTTAGGATTTGAAGGAATGTTAACGATTGAGAACTCAAGTAATTCCTGACCTTTGAAATAGTAAGTCTTGTCGATCTCTTTTCCATCTGCATCTAATTCCTTTTCCCACCGTCCTTCACCTTTCTCCATAAACCCTACGGACGTAGCGCGTAACGTTCCGGCCAACACCTTTCTGAAAATCTTTTCTGCCTTCGGGTTAATGTCTTCGGTTTCAAACTTAACCGAACCCATCAAATACTTTTTGTCCCCTACTTGCTCAACCCATGCGCGACCAGATCCTAACACATCATCCGGATCATCCGGAGTACACATATTGCCACCGTACACGTTATGCTGGTAGCCGACAATAGGATTCAGATTGAAATTTTCTAAATCCCATCCGTCCATGTTCACTACCGATCTGTGGCGGTCTTTGTCAGCAGAAGAAATTATAAAAGTAACCTCTCGGCTTTCCTCAACGGCCTTTCTGTCAAATTCCCGAATCTGCCCAGATATATATTTCTTAGTTGACATTTGACTTGTCTATTTGTACCTCGTTTGCAATACTCTTAACTGTTCTGTTAGCCCCATTCATAAAGAAGTTATCAGTCTCTTTAGAATCTTGTGTAGGCCATCCCTCCGCCTCTGTTGCCCAAATAGGCTTGATAAATCCTGCGTTGATACCCATTTGATAAGCTTCATAACGTGTTTTCATGTCACCTTTAATCAAGTC